TTTTGCTAAATCATGACATACACCCAAACATTGAAGACAAAGACATAAAGCGGTTTAAGAATGAAATTGCTAAATATCTCAATATCCAAATAACCTATGCTAATATGAAGGATTGGGATAAAAAAGATCAGTTCGACGTATGTAGAGAAATCAAAGCGTTTAAAGTCGGGCGGGGCACAGAACTTTGTACGAATCGCATGAAAACCGCGCCCTTTGACAAGTATCTGAAAGAAAATTTCCCTGAAAAAGAGTGTGTGTTGTATTATGGTTTTGACGCAAATGAAACAGTGAGAATTCAAAGACGTTCTAGTATTTTGGGTTTGCAGGGTTATAAAACAGACTACCCGCTTGCGCTATGGAACAACCGAACAATTTGGGAAACTGAGGAAATTGGAATTAAACCACCGGGGTCTTATTCAGTCTTCAAACATGCTAATTGTATTGGATGTTTAAAAGCCGGGAAACAGCATTGGTATGTTGTATTCAGAAAAAGGCCTGATATTTGGGAAAAAGCAAAAGACACGGAAGAATTGATTGGGTATTCAATAATAAAAGGGACCTATCTTGATGAATTGGAAAAAACCTTTCTCAAAATGAAAAACTTGAACATCCCTGCTAGTGAAAAAATAAAACCTCAAACTTTCTGGGCAACTGTAAAAAAACAAATAAACGACGTTGATCTTTGTGACGACGAAACAAACGGTAAACCTTGTCAATGCATGTTTTAATATGAAATTCTATTTACCAAACTGGGGGGATTATATCCCAAAAGATTCAGAGTCAAAAGTAGATCAAGAAAGTTTGTTTGTGCATGAACTGCAAACGGAACCTGATGGCCATCTACTTTCAAAGGCGTTCTTTGATTCGAATAAAAAAGAACGCAATAAAATGATTTCGCTAGGCGTCCACAAATATTTGAGGACAGGCAAGAAAGTTATTGGTGATTGCGGCGCGTTCTCATACATCAATGAAGCGTTTCCGAAAATCAAATTAGAAGACTTGGTTGAATACTATGATTATCTAGGGTTTGATTACGGAGTTAGTTTAGACCATATCATTCATAATGGACTAACGGAAGAAGAAAAGGTTTTACGCTGGCATATTACCAAAAGGAATAATATGCGAATGATAAACCTCGCTAAGAATTCTAAATTTAAACCTATGGCGGTTATTCAAGGTTTCTCGCTTGAATCATATCAAGAAATGTTTTGGACTATTCAAGATTGTGGATATGAATATATTGCGATTGGAGGGTTAACCCGGAAAGGAAATAAAGCGATTATTGAAATACTAGAGGAAATTGATAAGATCAGGAAGAAGGATACTAAGATTCATTGCTTTGGCGTAGCGCGTACATCGATTCTAGAAGACTACAAGCGGTTGAATGTTACCAGCGCGGACTCTGCAAGCGTAATAAGACAATCGTTTTTAGGAAATGATAATTGTTACTACAACCCTGTCAACTATGGGGTTGATAAGAACTACTCCTCTATAAAACCTGATTGGATTCCAAGGAACGCGAAGGAAGAACGTCTGGTAAAAGATGAGCCCTGGAAGAAATGCAATTGTAAAGTTTGCTTGGAACATGGCAAACTTATTTGTCAGACTGGAAAGAAGTTCTGGAATTATTCCCGCGCGTCTCATAATTTAGAAACGCATTTGAAGTATCTTAGGATGGTTTTTTAGATAGAGTATCATTTTGATACGCTATCCCTAAGTTTTCCTAACTATTATTATTTCTTATGTTGTATTCTCGTAGGTGTTCTTCAATAGTCCCAACGGGTATCCCTGATTGAAGTCTTTCCGCTCTTTCCCGCCAAAAGTTCTCACAAAGGATTAGCTCTTCCTGGTTCTTTAATAACGATTCAATTTGCAGCTCTGGTTTGGAATAATAACCTTTCCTGCGAATTGAAGGCAAAACTTCTTTTGTTACCCACTTCCTAAAGGTTCTAACCTCTTTTTTCTTTGAGGAAAAAATTAATTCATAAAGACCAGATTCATCAATAAAATTGATTTTTCTTTTCCTTCCTATTGAGTCGGTAGAGTCGCGTTTTGCGACGCTATCCCTATCAACATGCTTAGCTATTGCGTCTTGCGTATTCTTATAACCTAAAACTTCACAAACTTGCTTCGCATTAAAGAAGGGTTCCCCTTCCTCAATTTGAAGTTCTACCTTATTGTTTTGAAAAGTTTTTTCTAAATAATCCATTGTAGAATCCTCTATAAATTTTGATTTCACTGTTTTTCAGGTTTATGGAATGCAGACAGTGAGAGGATAACTGCAGTTTCACAAAAAGGAGCTACCTTTTTGCTATCCATAAACCTGAATTTAAAGAGGTTTTTTAGAAAAGTCAATGGGAGAGGAATTGATTTGCTTTTGTTTACGTCTGTATTAATGGCATTAATAATGTCATAAAGTCAAATTAGCGGTAAGGTATTGAAACTAAAATGGAAATATTAATTTGACTACCTATTTATGGCATTGAAAAAATGCCAAAAATGTTGGACGTAAGTATTTGATATTATTGATGCATTATTTAAAAAACCCATTTATGTCATTTATGACACGCGAGAAAGATAATTTTAAAAAAAAATATAAAAAAATTTACAAAAGAAAATTTGTAAAAAATACACAAATAGAAATTCAAAAAAACACGGACATAAATGACATAAATAAAAATATTATAATAATAATAATATATCTCTATATATTATAGTATCTTACAAGGTTTATGTTAGGGTTTAATTATGGCATTAATTATGGCATTTTCTAAGACGTTAATGACGAAAATAAAAAACCTTGACTTGTGCGGTTTATATGTTAACCTATCCATTCATTTAACTATTAACACGTTTCAAGGATTCAAATGAAACCCAAATGTACTATGTCTATCTTGATGGACTACGAGTTAGCTCAGAAAGTTGAGAAAATGAAAGGCGAGAAGTCTAGAAACGCTTTCCTGGTTGAAGTTGTTAAAGAGTATGTAGAGAGGAAGGGGAAGGGGAATGAAAAAAAACAATGACATAAGATTAATTCAGTACGCCAACTTTAAGCAAGAAAAAGTCCACATTGACAGCACAATAAAAGGGATAGACTTGTTTTATTGTTGTGAATGTGGGGAGGAATTAGTTATAAAAAACGGAAAACTTAAAATAAGACATTTCTCACATAAATCAAAATCTAATTGTGGTGGTGGAGAAGGTGAATCAGTTAGGCATAAGCATGCTAAGAATTTAGTTGTTGATAGGTTTATAGAATACAAAGAACAAAATAGAAGGACAAGGTTAAAACATCCTAGTTTACCAGGGATTACCTATAAACTTTTTGAAGGTGTCTCTTTCTTAGGGAAAGAAATGTGCATTAAAAATACAAAATTTATTTCGGATTTAGTCGGGATGGACTCGAATAAAAAACAGATAATCGCTATTGAGTTAGTACATACTCATTTTATGGAAGAATATAAAAAAGAAAACATGCCGATAAACTGGGTTGAAATCAATGTAGATGAGATATTTAGTTTTAGAAAACTTCATTCTCCGTTATGGAGCATCATAGATCAAAAGGGGATATCCCTTTAAACAATAAAGCGGACTCAAAACCTTGCCGTCGTTTAGTTTTACGCAAAACTCTAAACGAGTCCGCTTTTTTTTCTTGACGGAGCACTTACTACAGACTAAACAGTAAGAAACTCCTTTGATAGTTAGAGAGCCACAATATACTTTGTGAAGTAATGCGGTGAAATGGACTGTAAAACTTTTCTTTCGTGGTTCTCTAATTATAAAATTTTCCTTCTTATTCAATGCGAAAATCAAAATACAAAACTGATTACCATCCGGCAAAGGCAAGAGAATTGTCTAACCTTGGATTATCGCAAAAAGAGATAGCTCAATACTTCAGAATAGCAGAGGGGACGCTGTACGAGTGGTTTAAACAATTCCCTGAACTAGAGGAGTCTTTAAAAAAAGGACGTTCTGAAGGGTTGGAAATAGTAACAAACGCACTAATGGAAAAGGCAAAAAAAGGAGACACAACTGCTATAATTTTCTACCTGAAATGTAGAGCTCAAGGATTCAACGACAAACAGGTTATAGAGGTAGATGACAAGCGAGAAGACAAACGATCGATTGATCTTTCGAAAATGTCAGACAAAGAACTAATAAAATTGATGGTTGTGGATAATGGCAAAAAAACAACCAAACGAAAATGATTCCGTTCTTTCCGAATTAGCAAGGCGCGAATTTTCCAGGCGTTACCTCTACGACTACCTCAAATTTACCTTCCAACAATACAAGTTTGAAAACTGGCACCATAAACTTATCTCTGACTATTACCAGCAAATCATAGAAAGAAAGATCCTCAACTTGATGGTTTTTCTACCTCCAAGACACATGAAAACTGAAGGCGTTGAAAGAGCTATCAACTATGCGTTCGGACAGAATCCAAGAGAAAAAATTATCTCTTGCTCTTACGCTGTTTCTCGTGCCGTAAAATCCTCGGTAAAAATCAAACAAAATCTATCTGAAACAAATCATAAACTGATCTTTGGAACGCAATGCGAAGAGGGAAATTTTTCGAGGCAAGATTACTGGACCACAAATAAAAATGGTCATTACATTGCGGCGGGTGTGGGTGGACCGATCACTGGAGAAGGATTCACTATCGGAATTATTGACGACCCTATAAAATCAAGAGAAGAAGCGGAGAGTCCAACCTACCAGGAAAAAACTTTTGACTGGTATGAAGGAACATTTCTAAATCGTAAAGATGAAGAAGATTCCGCAATAATTTTGATGCACACAAGATGGAATAGAAAAGACCTAGCTGGCAGAATCCTTGCGCGTGAAGGAATCGCTAGTTATAATGGAAAAGATCCAGAAGGATGCCCTGAATGGAATGGACAAAAAAAAGGTCTATGGCATGTCTTATGTTTACCCGCATTGATGGAAGAAGACTTTTACAAATGGAAACACGAAGAAGATCCTAGGCAGGTAGGCGAGTACCTATGGAAATCAAGATATTCAGATGATTTTTATAAGCAATTCCAGCGAAATAAATATAATTGGCATTCTCTTTATCAACAGCAACCAGTAGCGAAAGGCGGAAACCTAATATCCAGAGATTGGATGGAGGTTGTAGAGAACGCGCCAATGGAATTAGAATACTCGAATCTTATTCGATTCTGGGATATTGCGGCCACGGAGAAGAACAAACTAAATGATCCAGATTTTACGGCTGGCGTTTTGGCCGCGGAGAAAGATGGGTATTTTTGCATTTTAGACATTGTCTGTTTTCAGAAAGACGTGAAGAGAAACAATGAAATGATTCGAAAAGTTGCTACTAATGATAAAAAATTCTTTGGTAACGTCCAGCAAGTTTGGGAAGAGCAACCTGGCGCGGCAGGAAAGCACTTAAACGAAACCTATTTCAATATGCTCAAAGACTGCAAACGCAAATCTTTTAGAGTAGGGAAGGGTAAGGATTTCTATATTGATTTGATGGCAAACAAGATGGAAACAGGACAAGTTACAATCCTAAACCGATACTTCTTATCAGAAATACATGATGGTAATACTTTTCTAGATGAGTTGGAAGAATACCCGACAAGCAACCACGACGATAGAATAGACGCATGCGCAAAGGCGTTTTTCATGCTTGCTAAAAATAGCAAAGATGAAGAATCAGACTTTGCCGCGTTCAAATCAGACTATTCCAGCATAGACGCCGCACTCTTCTAATGAAAAAGAAAATCACAAGAGAAATGATAGAAGAAGAAACAAGGCGTTTCTTGAAGCGAGGGAAAAAAGTGGAAAGAATAAAAACTACAATGAAAAGCAATCATTTTGCTACAAAATCGCAATCTATTTACACGCATGATCTAACTAAATTATTCGAGGTGTCTCCGTGACAGATATAAACTACGAACGACTAAAAGAAAGGCTTCTTTATGATGAAGGGCTAATAAAAACTCCTTACCTTTGCTCCGCTGGATATGTGACTATAGGAATAGGTAGAAATTTAGAGACAAACCCCTTAACCGAACTAGAAATATTCAACTTATTGATGAATTCAAAGGGTAGTCATTCGGTTACAACAATGGAAAAAGGGGAACAGCTGAAATTTAAAATAGAGATAGAACGAGATTTCCAGGAAAACCCACTAACAAAAATAGAAGCTTTCTACCTGCTTACTAATGACATTGAAAGAGTAAGAGAAGAACTTTTTTCTAATTTTCAATGGATGACAGAACTAAGAGGCATAAGACAAGAGGCATTGATAAACATGGTTTTCAATTTAGGTTTAAATGGTTTCAGAAAATTCAAGAAAACAATTAAATTTCTGAAAACTGAACAATACTCTCAGGCGTCTTTTGAAATGCTGGATTCTAAATGGGCTAATCAGGTGGGTAAAAGGGCAAATCGATTATCAACAGATATTAGAGAAGGTTAAAAAAATGGAGCGGGAAAAAATAGTTGTTACTGGGGGCTGTGGTTTTATAGGCGTTAATTTCTGTAAAAAGGCGATAAAATCTGGGTATCAAATTATAGTAATTGATGACCTTTCTAGAAAAGGAGCAGGGAAAAACAAAGAGGTACTTGAAAATTTAGGTTGTGATATTTTGACTAAATCAATTCAAGAACCCGGTCTTTGTTATTTGCTACGACACGAAATAGAAAGCAAGAATCCACCACGCGCAATCCTTCACCTTGCGGCACAAACAGCGGTAACAACATCCTGCATTAGGCCATTGCAAGATTTTAATAATAATGTCTTGGGTACAATAAACATTCTAGAAGCGTTGCGAATAAACAAATTCAGAGGTTTGTTTATCAATATTGCATCCAATAAAGTTTATGGTGATTTCAACTTAGAACTAGAAGAACAAGAAACAAGATATTCGGTAAGAAGAGAAAATTTCAGAGGAATAACTGAAAATTATAGGTTGTCAGGGAGAACTCCTTATGGTTGCTCCAAATTGTCAGCTGATCAGTACACAATTGATTACGCTAAAATATTCAATTTAAACGCTATCAGTTTAAGACAGTCTTGTATTTATGGTGAGAACCAAGCGGGGTCTTTTGATCAAGGATGGATTTCTCATTTTGTCAAACAATCGATAAAAGGCGAGTTATTGACAATCTGCGGGAACGGAAAACAAGTAAGAGACGTTTTACACGTTTCAGATCTAGTTAAGTTGTACCTAAAATTAATTAGCGGTTGTCATACCTCAATAAGCGGGCAAGCGTTTAATGTTGGCGGCGGTTTAGATAATACGCTTTCAATATTAGAAACAATTGATCTTTTAGAAAAAGAGACAGGAAAGAAACTAAAATCAGTAAAAGAAAACTGGAGGCATTACGACCAGAAATATTTTGTTTCAGACAATTCTAAAATAGAATCCTTCACTGGATGGAAACCTACTATCTCACCTAAAGAGGGTTTGAAACGGATGCTAAAAGAATTGTCAAGTTGACAAGGTAAAAACGCTATGTAGACAATACTAAAAAATTTTCTACTGACTATGTGAGAACATGCTAAAAATTTTCGAAAAGTTTTTTAAGCACCAAGAACCGCCAATGGCAAGTAAGCGATTGACGACAGAAGAAGCCTGGCTAAGAACTTCATTCTTTTCAACTAAACAATTAGAAGAATGGAACCCAGATGAGTTAGTACAATACAAAGGTGGAGAGATCTATAAAAAGATGCTTCGAGATCCACAAATAAAAGCAGCCTACAATCTTCTTGTTGATATAATTATACAAAGGGACTGGTTTTTTGAGGTAGATGAAGAAGATCCAGAGCAAGAGAAACTAAAAGATTTCTTCGAGTTCAATTTAAAAAATCTAAAGTCTACTTTTTCGCAATCAATGCGAAATATTCTATTAGCAAAAGCGCACGGGTTTTCTTTAACTGAAAAAATTTTTGGAGTCCATGAATATGAAGGGCAAGAAAAATGGACTATCGAACATTTAAAACAGAAACCGTTTGATTCTTTTTCTTTTGACGTTGATAAATTTGGAAACGTTCTAAGTATTTCGCAAAACACGGGAAACCAAAGGAGAAAACTCGACAAAAACAAGTTTATCCATTTTGTCAATTATCCTGAGTTAGACCCTATATGGGGGGAATCCGATTTACGTTCAATCTATAGAGCGTACTGGGAAAAACAAAATATCCTTACCTTTTGGAATATTTACTTAGAAAGAACAGCGGGTGGATTCCTGACAGCAACTCCTAAAGATGACAGTATTTCATTATCACCGAAAGAAAAAAACGACTTTGACGCGGTTCTAAGAAATATCAACCAATCAACGGCAATGCGCGTACCCGCTGGTTTTGAAATTGATATGAAAAACGGAGTCAATACAAAAGCATTTGAAGAAGCTGTAGCGCATAGAGATAGACAAATTTCAAAAGGTTTGCTTGTTCCAAATCTCCTTGGATTCTCGGAACAAGGTTCAACGGGTTCTTTTGCGCAAAGCAAAACCCAATTAGAAACATTTCTTTTCATTGTTAATTATCAAGCGGAGCAATTAGCAGAGGCATTAAACGAGCAATTGTTTTCCCAACTCGCTTGGGTCAATTTTGGTCTGAAAGAATATCCTAAATTCAAATTTGAAAACAGAACTGAAGACCAAAAACAAGAAGTTGCAAAAATTTGGTTTGAAGCGTTAAAAACTGGCGCGGTAACTAACACTGAACAAGATGAATTGAAAACTCGTGAATTGCTAGGGTACCCGACAGATATAGAAATAGAGGAACAACCGGAAGAGAAACCAGAAGCACCACAAACACAACCACAAGAAGAAGAAATGTCAGCGGAGTTCATTGATATGAATGATCCACCTTGGCTCCAAAGGATGAATTTTGCGGATATTGAACAACTACTTGATTCTAATGAATTCGCTTTTTACGAAGATCTTTCTAAGCAAGTTGATAAGTTGTTTTCTACTCTTAAGAAATCAATTCGTGAATCAATTGCAGGATTCAAACCAGGAAAAGCAAACTATAAGTCAACAGTTGAAAAAGTCGATAAGTCTTTTTCTGAAAATGACTTGAAGAAATTAAACAAGGTCATAAACGAACACTTGAAGACTTCTTATGATGATGGAAGACAGATAGGGCAAGACACAATAAGAAGCGCAATCAGAACACTACCCAAAAAGGAAAGGCAAAGAATCAAGTTCTCAATTTCCAACTCACAAAAGAAAGGAATAGCAAAACAAAATTGGAGCGTTCTAGACTTTGTGGAAAATGTCAGATTGCAAACAGCTGATAAATTCTTTCGAGAAAAAGCGTTTTTCATAACCGGGACCCTATCGGAATCAATGATAGACGCGGCAAAGCAAGCGATTCTCAATGGAATTGAAAAAAATATGTCAACGCAAGAGATTATTGATGAACTTGAGCAAATCTTAGGACCGTTGACTGGGAAGACAATTACGAATCCAGAAACGGGAAAAAACGAGCCTTCCGAAAAAGCAGAAAGAGCACGACTAGAAACGATTGTAAGAACCAATTTGATAGACGCTTTCAATCAGTCTTTAGTTAATGTCTACACTGATCCAGATTTAAATGGATTCGTTAAAGGTTTAGAGTATCAGTCAATACTAGACTCCAGAACAACTAAATTTTGTAGAAGATACGATGGATTTAAGAGGTCTTTAACCGACCCTATTTGGGGTTCTATCACTCCTCCTAATCATTTCAATTGCAGAGCAACCCTTGTCCCAATTACCATGATAGATCCAAACTTTAAGGATTCGAGTTTAGTAAAAGATAAAGAGGGTCTAGTTCAACCTAATACTGGATTCGGAACAGTAACAAAAAAGAACGAGATCTAAATGGCTAAGCGAATAGGTACAAGAAAACCAAAAAAAGAGGTTAAAAAATGACAATAGAAAAAGATAAATTCGGTACTCCGTTATTCGGATTTCATGACGCGATTTCTTCCGGTGATATTCCACATCATTCCCCCTTTTCCGCAATAGGGGAACGTGACAATATAGACACAACCGCAACAGGAGAAGATATTGCACCATTGACAAACACTACAATACCAATTCCAGCAAGCGCAGGAGAACAATTAACGCTAGTTAGTGACGATGTACAAGACACCGACGTTGGGACAGGCGCGCGTCGAGTGACTATTGAATATTTGGACGGTGACGGATTGGAACAACAAGAAATATTAGTGACTGATGGGACTACCGGTGTAGATACGGTTGCAACAGATATTACGTTTGTTAACGACATGTACGTAAGTGGAGTAGGTTCTAACGGTGTTGCGGAAGGAGAAATTATAATTTATAAAAAAGGCGCGGCAACTACAATCTATAATGTAATCCTTGCAGGCGGTAATAAGTCACTCTGTATTAATAGAAAAGTAGCTTCAAATAAAGACCTTTACATAACTGGGTGGACCGCAGGAGTAAACGGCAATAAAATTATGTCACTTAGATTAAGAAGTACTTGTCTACCAGATGGCAGCGCGAAAGTTGAAGGTTTTTTATTTAAAAGAACACTCAGGACGGGAGGTGATTCTGCTTTTTCAGAAAAAATAGAACCTCCCATAAAATGTTGCAGAGGTTCGCTTGTTAAAGTTAGCGCGTGGGCAGAAGCGGCGGGCAATGATATAAGCGTTTCTTTCAACGGATATTTAAAAGGGTAGAAATGAAAGAACTAAAAAACGTTGAAATATTCGCGGCGGGAACTTGGAACGGGTTTAAATTCGTTCAAGAAGACTTAGAAGAAATTGCGAATAATTCAAACAAACTATTGATGACAGGAAAATCAAAACCTCCCGTCAAACTAGGACACGCTAAAAAACAAATTCTAGCGCAAGATGATGGACAACCTGCTTTGGGATGGTTAGAGAACTTCCAGGTACAAGGAAAAAAACTTTTAGCAGATATTACAAATATTCCAGACGTTCTTTTTCAATCTTTTGAAAAGGGACTATACAAAACAGTTTCGATAGAACTTAAGCACATTCAAAATTTTGGTTGGCATTCCGTTGGACTCGCTATTCTTGGCGCGGATTTACCGGCAGTAAAAACTTTGAATGACCTAAAGGCATTCTTATCAGAAACGAACATTGAACCCACTGAAAACTTTTCTTTAGTTTTTAGTGAACCACAAATTTCTAAACAGTCAGAAAAGGTAAATATGTCTGAAGAGAAAACAAACCTTGAAGTTGAAAAACTGAAACTTGAACTAGAAAGAGTGCAAGCGGAAAAGACTTCATTAGAAAATCAAACTAAGATTTTCCAGGAAAAAGAAAGACTGCATTCTTTCAGCGTAGCAAAAGAAAACTTTCTTTCTACTTATCAGAAAGACGTGAAGGAAGGAAAACTTATTCCTGCCACACTAACAAAGATTGAATCTTCTATTAATTCACAACAAGTAGGTTTTAAGGAAGGACAATCATTAGTATTGGATTCCGAATTGATGCAAACTGTGATTGAAGGATATAGAGAAGCAGGTTCTTTATTTTCCGAACAAGGTCAAGTTGATTCTAGGCAAGAAGAAATCAAAGATATTGAAGAGTCAATAATTCAAGGTGTTAACCAAGTAATTGAGAACACCGGCAAAAACTATGACGATGCTTCTAAAGTTTATTTTAGCGCGCATCCAGATGTAGCCAAAGAGTACCATAATCATGGTTGTAAAATTTCTTTTGAAGGAGGATATTAGTAATGGGAATACAAAATAATGCGTTAACTTTTCACGCTAAGGCAGCCGAAGATCTAAGTAACACGGTGTTAGGAACAGGCGTTTTATACAAAGCGTTTGCTATCGATGACCAGAAACTTGCTAATAATGGGAATGAAGCCGCTGGTCTTTTGTGCCAAGGTGGACAATCTGGAAATCATGTTGCTTTTACAGTCGTAGGAATTGAAAAATTCGTTGCTGGTGGAAGTGTAACCGCTGGGAGTAAATTGACAGTAACGACAAGCGGCTATTTAAAAAGTGCGGTTGCTGGAGATTATGTAGTAGGTCGATCAGTTGAAACTATTACAGTAAACTCTGGAAGCGTAGGCACTGGACTTTTTGACTTCGCTAAACCTGCCTTGTTTGATACAACGGGAGAGGTCACGACTAGTGAGGACCTGAGTGGAGCAATCAATAAAGCGATTGACGCTGGTGGTGCGATAGCTGACGATAGTAATGACGCGATTGGTGTTTTAGTCGCTAATGCTGACTCTGGAACCGCTGGAAGAATTGTTTCAACAGGAAACGTAGAATGGAAAGCAGGCGGTGTTATTACCGCGGGGCAATCTCTACTTTGTTCTTCCGGTTGGGCTGCCGCGGCAGATTCAGGAGATCTTATCGTAGGTCGAGCACTAGACGCAAGCGCGGCGGGTAACTCAGGTTCTACTTTCACGGCTATTGCCAATTTTGGCGCGGCACATTACGCAACAAGTTGTTTAGACGTTCAATACTAGGAGGTAATCTAAATGTCATTTATACCGAAGAATCAATTACACGTTGATAAGCACTTATCTCAAGTTGCGTTGAATTATCAACCTCAAGGGCAATTTGCCGATAGAATCGCACCCATTGTAAACGTTGACAAACAAACAGACCTAATCAAGATCTGGAGTCAAGCAGATATCTGGAGAATTGATAATACAGTTCGCGCGCCTGGCAATGAAGCGAATAGGATGGAAATTTCTGTTAGTTCTGTTCAATATGTTTGTAAAAATTACGCACTTGCCGCGGATATTACAGTAGAAGACAGAGCAAACGCTGACCCTTCTTTTGTTAGAGAATTAGAAACAGGGAGAGTAAAAACGCTATCCTGGAAAATGTCCATGGACTGGGATAGACGTGTAGCCCAACAAGTCACTAATACTAGCAACGTTGGCACCTCTGCGAATGTTGGCTCAAGTTGGACTGATTTGGCCAACTCTGATCCTTTTGGAGACATTAACACTATTATTGATAATGTTGAGGATGGTACAGGTTTTCGACCGAACAAAATGTTAATTGGTGGAGAAGCGTTTCGGTATTTAGTCCGTAATGATAATATTATTGATAAGACTAAAGAAACCGCTTTGACTGGCGCAAGTATGAACACCACGCAACAAAGAATAGCTGATTTGTTCGAACTTGATGACGTTATTGTGGGAAAAGGTTATTTTAACAGCGCGCAAGAAGGGCAACCTTTAAGTTTAACTAGAACTCTAGATCCACATGTTCTATTGTACTATGCGCCTAGCACTCCCAGCATTGAAGTTCCTTCTTTTATGTATACTTTCCGCTGGAATGTTCCAGGCGTTCCAAGCATGCAGGTTGAAAGGATTCCTTTTGATCCAAGACGCAAAGCAGACCGATTGCAAATTGGATATTATCAAGATGAGAAGATAGTTTCTTCAGCCTTGGGCGGGTTAGTAACAAATGTGACTAGTTCACAGTAATAAAATAATGGCGGTTTGAGTAACCGCCGCAAATTTGGAGCGGAAAAAACATGGCATTAAGTGCAATAGACAAAAGTAAAACTGCAGTACCAGCAAATGATTATTTTGAATCGGGAGTAAAAGAAGGATTTACAAGAGGAATAAAAACAGCAATCGATACTTTATCATACGATAAAAAAGAACTTCTAGAGATAGCGTTAGAAAAGAAACTAATTGCTGACAAAAGAACTTCACAAACTAGAATTGCTATTTTACTTCTTGAATCCCTAATCACAAATCAAAATGATACGAATACTAACTAATAAAGTTGCAGGTGGTTGGGATTGTGGAGAAATTACGAAAGGTTTGGGAGGTAGTGAAGAGGCTGTTGTTCTTTTAGCGATAGCGTTAAAAAAGCACTACTCTGTTCCCGTTGAAGTTTATCATAGTCAAAAAACACCTGGGGAACATTTTTTAAACAATGTTCGATTCTTACCGATAGAAAAATTCTTTGAAAACAAAGGAACAAAAAACGATATTGTAATAAGTTTCAAGTATCCGCTCCAGGCTTCCGAGGTGACGGCTAAGCAAATCCTTCATTGGAGTTGTGAAGTTGAAAACCCTCGGTTGCTTGAGCATATTGATTACTTTGTTAATCCTTCCGATTATTTAAAAACAAGACATTTTTGGGTACCCGAAGAAAAGAATATGGTTATACCTTTTGGGGTAGATTTTTCACAATTAGAAAATGTAAAAATTCCAAAAGATGAGAACATGATTCTTTACGCGTCAAGTCCAGACAGGGGATTGATGGAAATTCTAGAAAATTGGAATGAAATAAAAAAGCATTTTCCAAAACTAGAGTTAACAATTGCGTATGGATTTGAAAGAATGTTTGCAATCGGAGGAAACGCAATCTTACCTTTCAAACAACGAATACTTGAATTGGTTGAGCGAGAAGGCATCAATTATGTAGGGCATCAGGACACAAAAGAGATAAACCAACTATATTGGAAATCAAAATATTGGTGCCTTCCGTTAAATAATCCTGATAGCGAGCTGTTTTGTTTGAACGCAGTGAAGGCGAGATATTGCGGCGCGATTCCGGTAGTCAACAAAATAGGCGCATTAAAAAACACGGTTGGCAATTATATTCCCTGGAAACATTTTAAAAAAGGAAAATTGACATTAATAGAAGAAGAAGCAATTAATGTATTTAGTTGGAAAACAACTATTGATAAGTTTTGGAGTAAGATAATTAAATTATAATTTCTCAACTGGAGCGGAAAAAATGAGAACTTATGTAATTCATGCCAGCGGAATGGCATTTGATGGCAATTCTATTGCCGAGGGAAAGTCACTAGGTGGCAGTGAAAGTGCGGCATATTACGCCGCACGAGAACTAGGCAAAAGAGGAAACAAGGTTTTTTTGTTTACCAATTGTCAACAGATAGTAGACTTTGATAAAGTTCTTTATATGCCAATTGGACAAGTTACGGAGAAAGACCAACTAGGCGAGAACTTCACCAAGTTTGCCAAAAACGTTCAACATGATGTTTTGATAATCCAACGGCATCCCCTCGCTTTTCACAACATATACTATTCAAAGTTGAATCTTTGGTGGACTCATGACCTCGCTTTAAAGCGTTTCCAAAATCAATGGAACGCGCAATCTTTCAACGTCCATAAAATCCTAGGCGTTTCTGATTTCCACAAAGCGCAAGTCAAAGAAGTCTATTCCTGCAAAGAATCCATTCTTGACGTTTTCCGAAACGGAATTGATGACGAGTTATATAGTAACGCGAATGAAATAGATATTAATACTAAATTCAATTCTAAAACATTATTATTTACTTCGAGACCAGAACGAGGTTTAGAGAATTTAGTTAAACCTGGCGGTATCATGGAACAGTTGCACAAACTAGATCCAGAAATCCGCTTGATGGTTGCTGGGTATGATAACACCACAAGAGATACTGCAGAGTTTTACAATTATTTATGGCAAAGATGCGCGCAACTTCCAAACGTTGAAAACATCGGACCGCAAGGGAAGAAACAACTTGCGGAAATAGAAAAACGCGCGTTTGCTTATGTGTATCCTTCCGATTTCGAGGAAACTTCTTGTATTACTGCAATGCATTCACAAGCCGCTGGTTTGCCATTTATCGCTTCCAGGTTCGGAGCATTACCGGAAACCTTGGAAAATGGCGCGGCGGTTTGGGTAGCAAAAGAAGAAGAGAAAATTTCAGACAGTAATTTTGCAAGAGCAATCTTTGAACTGACACAAGATAAAAACAAATACACTTCACTAAGGACCAAAGCACTAGAAAAAGCGAAAGACTATGGGTGGTCGAAGTCTGTTGATTCTCTTGAAACGCTAGTTGAAGTGGAATTATCTAAGCGACAAGAAAATAAGCACTCAGTCGCGCATAACTTGATTAGGTATTCTGATATTCAATTTGCAAAACGCTATTGTGAAGAAAACGAGTTAAAAGAAGAATTAGAATTGATTGATAAAGAATATTCTCCAATATTCACAAACTACAATCAATTTTATAAAGACCTTGGAAAGATGTTTTTGGATGAAGAGAAAGACCTCGGGTTAGGTGATTTTGAGTTTTTTGAAAACGATATGAGACCTATGGCCATGGCAAAGATTGTTTCACAATTGCCAGAAGGAGCGGAGGTTTTAGATTACGGTTGTGCAAACGGTAATCTGGTTTCCTGGTTAGCGCATCGATTCCCAAAACTTAAATTTTCAGGTTGTGATATTTCTAAGAAATTGATTCAAACGGGAAAAGATTTTTGTGAAAAAAAGAATATTGAAAACTGTAATTTGTTCCAAGCGACTAGACCGGAAGAACTGTTACTTTTAGATAAGAAGTTTGATTTAGTGATTTCTGGAGAATTTCTGGAGCATGTTTTTAAGCCGGAAGAGACTATTGAAGCACTAGAAGAACTTTGTACTGATAACGGCATAATGTTTTACACTGTTCCAGGTGGAATTTCAGATCATTTTATTGAACACAAAAAACTAGGAGAACCGCACCAGCATATTAACTATTTTGAAACTGAAGACTTAGTTGAAATGCTAGGGCACAAGAAAAATTTTCGAGTCCAAAGAATTTCTTACGGTGTAGATGAATGTAATCGACCGAGAGGCGGGTTAGTGTTCTATTATCAAAAGGACTCGACTTTAGAAAAAGCGAAAGAACTAAATTACGAAAAGCACTTATTAAGAGTAATGCCGGAACAAACATTATCTGTTTGCATGATTTCAGAAAGCAATAGCGCGACGATTGGCGGGACTCTTGATAGTGTTAAAGATATTGCTGAAGAAATTATTATTGGAATTGATAACGATAAGGGAGATTGGAACAAGGGGAAAACTTATCATATTGCTTCACAGTATACTGATAAGATATTTCCAATTTGTTCCCCAATGAAGCAAGGTTTTGACGCGGCGAGAAATGAAACCGTAGAAAAAGCAAAAATGGATTGGGTTCTTTGGATTGATGATGATGAAGTTTTACAATGGCCATATCGATTACGCTCTTATCTAAGAGTGAATCAATATGACTCCTATGCTATCCACCAACATCATTTTTCTTGCGATCCAGCGGGAATTATTAAAACTGATTGGCCGTGTAGGGTGTTCAGGAACAATAGAGGAATCAAGTTTTTCGGTTTGGTTCACGAACACCCTGAAACCGAAATCAACAAAGGCGCGGGACATACTTTATTGATACCAGATAAAATTTGCGCAATTGCTCACCACGGGTACGATTCAGAACAAACTAGGCGCGGCAGGTTTTCAAGAAACTGGCCTTTGATGTGTTTAGACCGGAAGAAATATCCTAATCGTGAATTAGCAAGATTCTTATTTATTCGCGACTTATCGCATATTAATCGTTTTGAATATGAGCAAACTAGAACAGTGACTGAGGAAATGAGAAAAAGAGCGTTTACAGCGGTTGAGATGTGGCGGCAATTAATCAAAGATCAGAAGCATCGATTAGTTGAGGATTCCCTAACTTATTATTCGGAAAGTTCTAAGATGCTACTCAAAGGGAAAACTATTGACGTTGAAGTAGGATTAGCGGTTAGCAAGCAGGGTGTAGGCGATAACCTGCAAAATCCACAAATGAATTCAACAAAAATTAGTTTTTTTGACAGAAATGATTTTCAAGAGTATCTTTTATCAAAAGTCAATCAGAAAATGAAACCTCTAGAAAATTTACGGTATTTGTAAAATGGCCATTGGAATATCCCCTTACGCTACCTACGCAGAATTTACAGACGTTTATTCTTTGCGCGGCGTAGAAGAAACCGAAATCACGACTTACTGGTTACCTCAAGGCGCGTTAAGAGTTAATGAATCTCTAGGCGGATATTTCACTACCCCATTTTCATCAAATAACGAAACCGCAAAAGATTTAAGTATCCATTACGCTTATCTTGGAATCCTTGCACGACAAAGAACCGGAACAAGTGAAAACCTGAAAGTTAAACAAGAAATCCAAGATAGGTTAATTAATATCAAAGAAGGGAACACGCCTATGATATTGACTGATGGGACCTCACTTTATTCTGGAACAGCAAGAGTAGATGCTTGGAGCACAACGCAAGATTACAATAATACGTTTAATCAATTACCTCCAGAACAGCAACGAGTAGATCAAGACTTAATTGAAGACTTGGGACAAAGGATTTTTCAATGATTCGAGTTAAACATTCAGATCTAACTAGAGTAAGGTTCTCATTCAATGAGTTAGCGAAAGGGATAGAACCAAGAGGGCAATTTCTTGCGGCGGGGA